CGGTAGGTGGCGCGATTGTTGTTTCGTCCATCACGGCTTCGAACAACGGCAACTCCGGCCTGTATGCCGAGGGTGGCGGGAATATCTACGCGAGCGGCGCCGCGCTCTCCAGCAATACTGGCTACGGAGCGTATGCGGATGGCGCTGTTGTTGACATGCCGAGTTCGACCGTCAGCAGCAACACGGTAAATGGCGTGACTGCGACCAATGGTGGCGTAATCCTGGCAGACCAGTTGGGCGGAACCAGTAACGGCACCTACTTGGCCTCTGCATCCAAGGCCGGGGTGATCCGCGCAACGAGCGCATCGACCTCAGGCGCCACGGTCAACGCGGACAGCGGCGGTTCAGTGGATGTGACGAGCGCCACCGGAACTCCGGTTCTCAACCTGGGTGCTGGCGGCCGGATTATCGACACGACCGGCACGCTTCGCTGGGGCCAAATCGCGACGATGCGGGACTCGACGTACAACAGCGAGTCTACGGCGGGGCTGATCCTCAAGAACTTCACTGACCCGCTGAAGTGGGTTGTTGCTGGCTACGACAACACGCGCGATTACGGCTATATCCAGGCACTCAAGTCAACGTCTGGCTACAAGAATCTCGCACTAAACCCGAACGGTGGGAATGTCGGGATTGGTTTGGGCTCCACGGCGCCCGCCAGCACGTTCGACGTTAGCGGGAGCATCGGATTCGGCGCCCCGGTGACGAAAACGGCAGATTTCACGGTTGCTGTTACCGACCACTGGCTTATCAACAATAAGTCCGGCTCAAGCTGCACGGTCACCTTGCCAAGCGCAGCTAGTTTCACGCGCCGACAAATCAAGATCACGAACTATCAGGCTCAGACGGTTGTGTCCGCCTCTAGCAATGTTGTGCCCATTACTGGAGGCGCGGCAGGCACAGCGATTCTCGCAGCCACTGCGGGCAAGTGGGCAACGATGGTTAGCGATGGCACGAACTGGGTCGTTACGGAAGCTAATTAGCCATGAGCATCACTTTATCCGCCGACGATCCGCGCGATTACGACTGGCTAAAAACCGCCGTCTCGCGCTGGCTGCATCGCTCCGATCTTACCTCCATGATCCCGGATTTCATCGGGCTAGGCGAAGCGCGAATTTTCCGAGAAATGCGCGTCCAGTGCATGGAGACTCAGCTTAGCGACACGATCGCATCCGGGGTTATTGCCGTGCCTTCGGACTATGTAGAGCTGATCCATGCCCGCGTGGATGGCTCTCCAACCTCTCCGCTTACGAAGAAGACTAGTGAGTGGATTTATGCGAACTACCCGACCCGCTCCGCTGATGGACAGCCAAAGTTTATTGCGCGGGAGGGTGGGAGTTTCATCTTTGGTCCGTACCCGGACAGCACTTACTCGATAAAGGGGCTGTACTACGCCCGACTTGCTCCGCTTTCGGATGGGAATACGACCAACTGGCTTACCGAGAACGCCCCGGATTTGCTTTTATTCGCCGCCCTCTGCGAAGCCGCGCCGTATTTGGTGAAAGACGACCGCGTAGCGCTTTGGGAAGCCAAGTATAAGAACGCCAAGGACGCTGTCCAAGGTGAGGACAAGGGCGAATTCTTCAGTGGATCGCCGATTGCAATGACCGTGAGATAAGAATGGCACTTGAGACTGGAAATTATGTGGGCGATCTGGTTGCGACCAATCCAACCAGCAGCGATGGCAAGTCCCAAGGAGATGACCATATCCGCCTAGTCAAAGCCTGCATTCTCCAAAGCTTTACCGGGTTCGCGGGGGCGATCTGCGTAACCGGCACGGATGGCGGTGCAGTCAATGCCTACACGCTCACGCCAAGCACGGCGCTGCTTGCTTACGGCACGAAGATGATTGCGGTTTTCGCGCCGACCATCACAAACACAGGCGCCGCAACGCTGAATATTTCCGGCCTTGGCGCTAAGAACATTAAGAGCGTGTCGGGCGACGCTCTTACCTCAGGTGAGCTGGTTGCCGGGCAAATCTACACGGCCATTTACAACGGCACAGAATTCAGGCTCGACAACCTGACGAAGCAGTATGTAGACCAGCTGGCGATGTCCGCTGCGCTTCCGCTACAGACCGGTAGCAGCGGGAAGGTATTGACCACGGATGGCACAAATGCCTCGTGGACCGGGGACATCAAAACCGGAACGATCCGTTTAGTTGACTCGACAGATACTACCAAGAAGGCCGCCTTCGACGCATCCGGCTTCACCACGGCCACCACGCGCACCGTCGCCCTTCCTGATAAGAGCGGAACCATGGCAATGACTAGCGATGTGGCGCTGGTGTTACTTGCCACGTTGACGCCGACAGCCGCGGCCGCGCTCGATTTGCTTAGCGTGTTCTCGTCCACGTACGACAACTACTTAATCGTCCTGGACCAGATTACGGCCTCGGGCGCCGCAAGCGTTCAGTTGCGCTTCGCCACCGGTGGCACGGTCGACGCCGGCGCAAATTATTTTTCGATGGACGTCGGCGTAGCCGGATCAGCGACCACATCCACAGCGGTCAATCAGTTCGCGCTTACCACCACCATTGTTAACACCTCCACACAGGGTACGAACGTCAATTTCTACGTGACCAATGCGAATTCGACTTCTGGCATCAAGGGATTGTTCAGCCAATCCATCACGCAGTCAAACACAACCCCGACTTATACGGCAAACCTGTTCAGCGGTGCATATGTCGCGGCGAACGCCATCTCTGGGTTCCGCCTAATCCTCGGCTCCGGCGGCAATTTTGGCGCCACCGGCAAGGTTCGCGTCTACGGCATTCAGAACTCCTGAGGTGAATATGAGCTTTGAGATTACCTATTGGGATGCCCAAGGGCAGCGCACGCGCCTATCCACGCCAGAGGAAGACGCGCAGCGCGAGGCAGATATCACCGCAGCCCAGCAACAAGCCGTCAAGGATGCTAACGCCGCGATCATAGCGCAGCTGGAAGCTATCGACCAGAAGTCCATTCGCCCGATGCGTGAGGGTGATACAAGTCGCGTTCAATTCCTTGCAGCCCAAGCAGCTGCACTGCGTGCGCAGTTGGTGAAGTAATGCCGATGCTTCGTATCCCGCAGGCCGGCGCGGTCGGGGTCATCAAGGACATTGGCGCGCATGAACTCCCTGTAGGCGCGTGGTCGGACTGCTCCAACGTGCGCTTCCTTGATGGCGCCGCGTATCAGTTCTACGGGCATTCCGAAGTCTATAACTCTCCGGCATTCGCGCCGCAGTATGTCATGCAGGTGGATATAGGGACTACCCGCTACTGGCTCTACGTAACAGCGGCAAAAGCCTATGTGGTGGCCAATTCAGGCGGCACCGCCACGCATACGGACATCACGCACGCGACCCCGCACGCAGGGGCTGTGAACGCCTGGACCGGCTGCAACTTCCAAGGCATCCCGATCCTGAATGTAGGGGACACGTCCAAAGTGCCGATGCGTTGGGCGCCCGACTTGGCAAACAAGTTCGTCAACCTCGATAACTGGCCCTCGAACACGTATTGCAAGGCGCTGCGCAGCTACAAGAACATGCTGATCGCCTTGTACATTACCAAGGGGTCTACTTCCTATCCCTACATGGTGAAGTGGTCGACTCTGGCAGATCCTGGGGCGTTGCCGACGACCTGGGATGAAACGGATGCCACGCAGGACGCAGGGGAGCTGCCGATTGTAGAGGGGCAGGGCGTTATCGTGGACGGTGGCCAGTTGAAAGACTCCTTCATCGTCTACAAGGAAGGATCGGCGCACCGCTTGGATTATGTCGGTGGGGTGTTTGTTCTCACGAATAAGCAGATCTTCGGCATGTCCGGGCTGCTGAACCGGAATTGCTGGGTGGAGTTCGACGGCATGCACCTTGCCGTTACCTCGTCCGATATCGTGATTCACGACGGGTATCAGGCTAACTCTATTCTCGATAAGAAGGCTCGGCGCTTCTTTTTCCAGGACATCGATAGTGCATACACGGATCGGGTGTTCACCTTTAAGAACCCGTTCCTCAACGAGATTTTCGTCTGCTACCCAAGCATTGGTGCAATTGTCTGCAATAAGGCAATCGTCTACAACTACAGAGACAAGACGGTCTCTTTCCGCATGCTTCCGAACGTAAATCATGCCTCATTCGGAGCGGTTGACAACTCTCTAGCGAATACCTGGGCTGCCGACACGGATACGTGGGCCTCCGATCTTACGGCATGGAACGGGCCAGATTACACCCCCGCGCTTGCGCGAGTCGTCATGGCCTCGTCCGATACAAAGCTGTTTCTGTTGGATGGATCGGCTAGCTTTAACGGCGTTATCCCGACTGCGTACCTAGAGCGTCGCGGACTGGGCCTGGACGATGACGAGCACATGAAGCTGATTACCGGCGTGCGGGCACGGATCACTGGTAATAACGGCGACACGGTGGTTATCAAGATCGGTGGCCATAACACTGACCCCTATGCGGATCCGGAGTATCCGGTATCCATGACACACACGATTGGTTCAACGGTGCAGTGCGATGGCATCGTGGAGTACCGCTATCCGGCTATCCGGATCGAGAGTGGTACCGCGTATACGTGGCGTCTGGATTCGCTAGACGTGCCTATCCAACAAGGGGGCGAGTGGTGAGACCGCCATCAATTAAGTCCGCGTACTACGTACCTGGACAAGTACCAAACGACCCGGCTCTTTTGCCGGGTTTTTTTTCGTCTGAACTCGTGCGAATCGCGGCGGTGATCACCCTGCTGGCACAAGGGCACATAGACAAAACGTACGTTGAGCCAAACAAACCCAGGGATGGGGATTTGGCATATGCGGATGGTGCCGAGTGGGACCCGGGTAGCGGGAAGGGCCTTTATCTGCATAACGGCTCCGTGTGGACGCTGATTAAGGCGATCCCATGAAGTTAGAGCGCACGCATGACATGGGGTTGGTGAAATCCATCCTCGCGCATCCAAAGATCTTCCCGCATATCGGGGAGGACGGGATTGATGAGCCGGCACCTCAAGATCTGGATGCGCTGCATTGGATGCTGGTAAGAGACGAAGAGCCGGCAGGCGTCTTCTTGGTTCATCCATTCCGCGCGTACTGCTACGAAGTCC